GGCCACTGGCGGTGCGCCGGTCAGGCCGCCTGCGTTGGCCACGGCCTGGGCGGATTCGGCCATGTAGGGCAGCTGCATGTCGGCGTTGTAGGTCGACCAGGCTTTGAGCCCTTGCCCGTCGTAGATGGCTTTGGCGGCGGCGGTGTTGTAGCGGGGGTCTGAGAGTAGTTGCGCGGCATTGTATTGTGAATGGACGCTATTGATTTGGAAAAGCCCGCGGTCGATCGAACCGTTGGAGTTGGCGGTATTGATGGCGTCGACGGTCCAACCGGATTCGGCTTTCGCTATGGCAACCATGGTGACGCGGTCTTGTTCGGGGAATCCGGCCTCAATGACGAGCTGAGCGACCTGGGGTCCGGTGAGGCGAATTTGGCCTGCGGACATTCACCGCTCCTCGGCCATCGAAAGGTAGTGCCCGGTGAGCATCTGCGGCATCGCCGTTTGCGCCTCCTCACCGGGTCGGCGTTACCCTACGCAGACAGGCGATCACAGTAGGGCTCGACACGCTGACAACGCAGCGTTACCATTTGCGCCACCTGTGAGTGATTGACCAGCTACGGCGCGCGTGTTCGCATCGGGGGTGGGACTGTGAGGAGACAACCCCATGGACGAACTCGTCGCATTGACCATCGCCGACTCAGACGGCAGGCACGGTCATCTGGAAGCTTTCGATCCCGTGCCCCTCAGCGTCGAGGAGCTGGCCTACGAGCTCCCCGTACAGCGGGCTTACCGCTTTGAGGACCCACCCAGGTAGGCGAACGCGCCGCGCGGCGCTCATCGCAGTACACACGGTGGGATCCTCTGTGTGGCTTGGCATGCTCATCATCCTCACCACCGCCCAGGCGGTGGCACTGCGTAACACCACTGGGCTGCTCGCCAGCCTGGACGGCGCCATCGTGGCATGGGTTCTCATCGCAACCGTCGCACTGGTGCTCTGCACGGGGCTACTTCTCGCCAACCCCTGGGGGTTGACGCAACACTGGTGGCTGCTGGTCAAGTCCTTCATCGCCGCCGCGCTGTCCGTAGCAGGCCTGGCGGCGATGCTGGCGCCCTACCCGACCCTCTACGCACGCTGCGCCGCCGTGACGGCCCTGGGAGCCGCTACGGCGCTTTCTGTGATCAAGCCATGGGGCCGAACGCCCTTCGGGCGCCCGCAGCACCGCCGTAAAACGGTCACCGGATGAGTCGACACCGCAAGCCCACCGGACCCCAGCGCACCGGGTGGCTGGTCTGCAACACGGTCGGCCCCGGCGTCTCGCAGGGCACCGATGGCTACCCCTGCGCAGTGCGTGGATGCCGCGCGCCGGACTGCGGCGTCCAGGTGTGGGTGTCGACGCTTTACCTTGAGCTCGTTGAGGCTGGCGAGCTGTGGCCGCGCTGCTGGGACTGCCAAGTTCGCACCGGGCACAACGTGACCATGCACGGCATTGAGCAGGACTATCTGGCCACCACCGGCGATCTATCCCGAGGGTGGGCGGTCATCGGGGCCATGAACGAATGGCTAGACGCGGGGGGCGGCGCCCCGGACCAGTCCAACGAGCAGCAGGATGGCCCCGACGATCGCCATGATGACGCCCACCACGTAGGCGATGGTGGACAGCGGATACGGGAATACGCCCGCCAACAGAATCAGGGCGATACCGACTGCCAGCAGAATCAGCGAACGAACCCAGTCCATGAGGCCTCCTAAGCTGATGGCGGGATGATCAGTTGAGTGCCGGGCTGGATCAATCCCGGGTCTTGGATTTTGTCCCGGTTGGCGTCGTAGATGATCGGCCAACGATCGCCCCGGCCATAGAAGCGGTTCGAGATTCCCCACAGTGTGTCGCCCTGGGCCACCACATAGGTACCCGCCGGGGTGTTGGTGGTGGCCTGCGGAACCGGCTGTGGGTTGACCGGCGCGGATACCGGACCCACCGATGGCGCCGGCTCGCTGGCCCGAGTGAGAGTGACTTCCGCACTGGCCTGAATCATCCGGTTGGTGGTCGGATGCCGGATGGCGCTGGAGATGGACAGCGCGGTGATGCGCCACAACCCAGCCTCATGATCGGAATAGCGGAACATGATCCGCTCCCGCGATTTAGCAATCGCCCGCAGTGAATCGACATAGCCGCCCTGATCCTCAAAAAAGTCGTCCTTGCCGGCCATGTTGATGGAGAACTTCAGCGTGTCCAGCTTGTCCGCCTTGCGCACCAACAGCGGCACCAGGCCCACCCGGGAGACCTGCACCCACTCCTGCTCCAGCGCCTCGTAGGCGATTACGGGGGGCGCGAAACGGAAAGTGAAGCTCAGCGAACCTGTTTCCGTTAAGAAATAGGCCCGCTGGCCCGGCACGGCGGTGAAATTCACCCCCGAAACCGGATCCCGGATGACCGCCAGCGCCACGTGCCCTCCTAGTACCGGTACCGCTCGGCGATGCCCCTGCGGCGGTCATCGCGGCCGTTGCGCCCGATCGCGGCGACCAACTTGTCGAACTTGTCACCATTGTCCGGCGGCCGACGGGTCAACGTGTCGGTGAGCTCGTGAATGGCGTCAACCACCTGCGCCCCGCCGGTATCGACGTGCACGCTGACCGGCGGGGCCCCGTCCAACGCCGAAGGCGCATCCAGCAGCGCCCCGTAGTGCGGCAGCGCCGAACCCACCGCGCTGGCCACCGACGCCGGCAACATCTTGACCGCGCCCGGCGTGTTGAGCAGCGTGGACGTCGAGGGCACCACGTACCCGCCGCGGGGCAGGTCGGTGCGCAGCTCAGGCCCGTGCGTGCCCACCATGCCCACAAACCGGCCGCCGGAGACCAGAGCCTCCGGGCCTTGCTCGCCGACGATGGCCATGCCGTACTCGATGACCCCGCCTTTAGCCAGCAGCGGCATTTTGGGTAGCTGGAAGTCGGTACCGCCGAACAGCGGCACCCAGGAGGGCACGTGGATGGCGGGGATCAGGTTCCAGCCCTTGGCGATCAGGTTGTAGGCGCCCTTGATGATGTTCCACAGCTCAACGAACGGCGCGGCAGCGGCCTTGGCCAGCCATACGAAAGCGGAGAACACGGCGCCCACCACCGTGTTGACCCCGTTGCGGAACCAGTCGAACCTGTTGTACGCCCAGACGAACAGCGCCACCAGGGCGATGACCGCGACGATGACCACACCCAGTGGGTTGGCGGCCCAGGCAAGGGTGATCGCCCGGCCAACCCAGACGATGGCGTCCCCGATACCCGTGATGAGCGGGCCGACGCCCCTCAGCACGAACCCCAGGGACTTCTGGGCGAGAGACAGCTTTCCGGTGCCGTCGATGGCCTTGGAGATCCAGCCGAACGACTTGAGCCCAATCGCGGCCACCTTGAAACCTGCCCCGGCCACCGTCCACAGTGTCAGCAGCAGCCCGATCGCAGTGCCCAAACCGGGCACGTTGGCGACCAGCCAGACCACGCTGGCGGCCAGCCCCGCCATTACCGTCAGCAGCGTGGTCAACCCGCCCAACGGAATGACGGAAAACAGGGTGGCCAAGTTGGAGAACAGGGTGACCAGCGCCGGGCCGAATCCGTTAGGCCCGGACAGGTTGGTGACCAGGGCGCCCAACGCCGGCAAGAACTGGGTGCGGATCTGGTCAATCAGGCCCGCCACGTGCTGATTAGCAGCGAACCCGCCGACACCTTTGGCGATGGCACTCAGCAGGGCCAGCGTGGCCTTAAGGGTGGGGGCGGCGTCGCGGAAGTATTGAAGGATCCGCTGCGCGCCGGCCGTCGAGCCGGTCCACTCGCGGAATTTCTTGCTCGCATCGGCCAGGCCGCCGCCGAACTGCTCTCGACCCACCTGACCGGCCAGGCGGAACAGGTTGTACAGGCCGACCAGGAAGTTCGCCAGAGTGTGCCCGGCCTTCGTGGTCATGTCCCAGGCTTTGGTCATCCAGGCCTGCGCCTTGCCCGAATCGACCATGCGCTGCGACCAGCGTTCTAGGCGGACCGACACGTTGTCCAGGCCGACGCCCATCAGGTTGAGCACCGGCAGCGCGGCCATCGCCAGGTTGATGAACACGTTGAAGAACCGGCCGACGGTGCCGCCCAGCAGGCGCACGATCGGGTTGAGCCCGCTGAAAATCACGCCCATCTCGCGGGCCTGACGCTGCTGGGAGATGGTGTCGCCGAAGCTGCCCAGTGCTGACCCGAACGAGCCGGCCAGCCCGGTCAGCCCACCGCGCAAGGTGGGGATCAGCCGGTCATGGATTTCGTTGGTGAATTGGTGCACCCCGGGCACCAACGCCTGGGTGATCTCCTGGCGCATCGCTAAGAAGTCGTTGGTCAGCGGGCGCATCAGCGCCCCGAGATCCTTGCCGCTGATCTTGGCGATGGCCATGGCGCCTGCCACCAGGAACAGCAGCGGCCCCAGCGCACCGAGCACGCCCACCATGGGCGACAACGCACCCACCGCCATGCCCACCCCGGCGACCAGCGATGACAGCATGCCGATCACGGCCTGCCCGCCGGTGATGACGGTGCCCCACTTGAGCAGCATCATCATGGCCTTCAGGCCGCCCACGTTCTTGCTGGCCTTGCTCGCCGACTTAGCCCACTTGTCGAATCCGAGCGAACCCACCGCGGCCTTCGCGCCGGCCTTCTCCGCAGCGTCACCAGCCCCGTGCGCTATCGGGATGAACCGGCCTGCCGCGTCCCGGGCGCGGTTGGTGGCCCGTGCCGCGCGGTCCATGCCGGCGTTGACTTCCTCGCCGGTCTTCGTCGCCGCGCGCCCGAGCGAATCCATGTTGCGCTCGGTGGCCTTGAGGTGCTCATCGGAGCGGGCCAGTGCTTCGGCCAGGGATTCGTCGGACGCGGTTAACCGAAGATGCGCTTCGTCATCGGCCGCCATCCCACCTCCCTGCGCCGCAGGCCAGGGGCGATCGTGTCAGCGTGTCCGTCGGTGACGCGCTGCGACACGCGCATGCCGGGCACTCGGATGGCGGTTGAGGGCTTCTCTGCCGGCGAGGACCGTAGGACAATCGTTATGCGCTAAGGCAGCTGGCGCCTTAATGCCATGTCGTCGTTCCGTCGTTCCCGGAGTGCGCCCATGACCGCCGTCAGTCCCCTGCCCGACGAGTCCACCGATCTCCTCGGTGAGCTATGCGACCTACTTAAGGCCACCGTGACCCAGCCCGGCCCCGAGTTGGTGGTCATCGCCGTGTGCGGGGAACTGGACATGGCCAGCGGGGAATTGCTGCGCAGCGCCATCGCGCGCGCGCTGGCGCTGGAACCCAAACCTAAGCGCGTCCTGGTCGACCTGGCGGCGGTGACGTTCTGCGGTTCCGTTGGCCTGGGGGTGCTCACTCAGGGCCGGGCCCTGGCCTCTGCCCAGGGCGTCCGGCTCCAGCTGCGCGGCGCCGTGCACCGGGCGGTGGCGATGCCGTTGCGGGTCACCGGTTTAGAGAACCACTTCGACATCATCGACTAGCCGGGCGCGGCCCGGCGTGCGGCGGCCTCTTCTTGGCGGGCCACGTAGCGGGCCGCTGCTAGCCGTACGAGATGCGGGAAGTCGTCGCCCTCATCGTCGAGCAGCGCCACCGGATCCTGGCGGAACACCCGGGCGATCAGCGCAACCTCACGCACCAAACCCAACCCGGCTAGCCATTCAATGGTGGCCTCACGCCGCTCATGGCGAGGATGCCCGCCTAGGTAGGGTCGCCGTCATCGTCCCCTGACTCGCCGGGCCTATTCTCCCCGTAGCCGCAGGCCTCGATGAGTTCCTGACCGGCGTGCAGCAGGTAGGCGTCTTTATTGCCGAATACCCGGCGCACCGCCATGACCGAATCCATCACGCCCAGCTGGGCCAGCATGCTCGGATCGTTGAGGTCGCCGTCGACAGGCTTGTAGCTGCCATCGCCCTGAAGTAGGGCCACCCCGGTGCACTGCCGGGCGATCAGCGTAGCCAACACGGTGGCCTCATTCATTTTGCGCGGATCCGGTACCCGCTTTTTGCGCTGCTCGGGCGGCAGGCCGGCGAGCTGCACTCTTTTCATCTCCGGCTGGGTGATCTCCGTCGAGCACACCAGGCGGATGAACCCGCCCGGCCCGTAAAGGTAGTGGTCGGTGAACTCGACCTCAGCAACCCGCTCGGACTGCTCCAGCGCGGCGCGCAGATCATCCAGGCTCGACGGTAAGCCGTTGACCTTGGCGTGCGCGGACGAGGCCGCCCCCGTGTTTTCGGGGGCCTCGGGGATGTAGCCAGGCGACAGTGGATCATAAACAGAACTCACGATGTGCTCCTCACAGTGTCACGGGCAATCCGAGCTGCCCCCGGTCGCTGCGAGGACACCAGCCGGGGACAGCTCGCATCGCCCGTAATGGTCAGCTGACGTTGCCTACCGCCCAGGTCAGCTCCCAGGTGGCCGGGTCGCCGGAGTTGGCGTCCACCTCGACCAGCTTGACGCCCTTGAGTAGGGCGTTGGTGTACACGTCGGGGCGCCCTGAGGGCACCCGGGTCATGTCGCCCAGCAGCGGCACGATGGACAGCGTGGTACGCAGAATGCCCACCTGGGCCTTCGCGGTTTGCAGCAGCTGCCCGTCCACGTCGGGGTCGTAGGCGTTGGTGAGCACCACATCGGTGGTTTCCGGGGAGGAGGCGAGCACGTCAGGAGACGTGGCGCCGCCGTCGTACCACTTGGAGGTGTTGGCCTGCTTCTCCCCGCCTGTCTTCTTACTGAACGTGCGCGCGCCGAATGCGGGGCACGTCACCAGGAACTGGTTACCGGCCGACTTCATGCGTTCCTCCTAGAACCGGCGGGTGACGCCAACTTTGGTGACGGTCAACTCCAGCAGCGCCGCGGTGGGCGACACCCGTACGGCCACTGTGGCCTTAACGGTGTTGCCGCTGGCCACGTCCCTGCTCGGGTCGGTGGTGATCTGGTAGCCGGGGTCCAGCTGGGTGGGCTGGCCGGTGCCGTCGATGTCGATCCACGGGTACAGGCCGCCAGCGTCGGCCATCGGCTTGACGATGCCGGCGAGCACCGCTTCCACCCGGGCCAGCAGGTGCCCGCGAGCGTCGATCGCGTCGAAGATCAGAGGGTCTAGGCCCTGCTGGGCGGCGACCACGATGCGGTTGATGACGTCGATGCCGGTCAGAAGCCGCCAGTTGGCCACGTCCGAGGACAGTGATCGCCAGCCGTAGAGCCGCACACCGCCGGCCACCGGCATGATCGGGTTGACTTTGGCCTCTTCCAGCGCGCCCGCGGTAGCCGAGTCGAAAATCTGGTCCGGGGCGATGATGGTGATCGAGCGGGAGCGGTCTCCAGCTGGGGCCTGCCACGGCCCGGCGGTGCGGTGCGCCCGGGAGCGGATCGCGGCCACATACCCGTCCGGGGGGATGGCCAGGGTGCCGCCGTAAACGTCGCGGGTCAGGATCCACGGGGCGAACAGCCCGGCGTACTCCGAATCCAGGGAGGCGGCCAGGGTGGCCAGCTGGGTGGAGCCGGCGCCCCGGGCGGAGACCAGGATGGCCAGTCGGTTGTTGGCTTTGGCGTGGGTGATCAGCCCGGCGTGGGTGGAGTCCCCGCCGCCGGGGATGGCCACACAGCCGTCGCCGTACTGGGAACCGAACCGGGCCAGCGCGGTCACCAGGCCGGCGGCGTTGACCGATCCGCGGTCGTCGGTGCCGGCGGCCAGGGCCACTGGGGAGCCGGTCACGGCGGGGTTGTTGCCGGGGGCGACGGTCGCCGATGCCAGGTCGGTGGGGTCGACCCACTCTGAGCCGGCCATCTTCGTGACCGCGTCCTGTGGGCTGGCCAGATTGGCGAAGCGTTCCACTTCGACATCGTTGTAGGTGATGGCGATCTTTACGCCGGCCGACCACGCGCCGGGGCCGATCGCGGCGAACTGCATGGTGTTCACCGGGGTGCCGGCCCGGTCCTGCAACGGGGTGGCCAGCGCGCCGGAGGTGGCCGCCGGGCCGACCACGCGGGCGATGTAGGCCTCCCCGCCGCCCTCGGCGAAGAACGTGGCCACATCGTCATAGAGGTTGCCGTAAGAAGGGCGCACCCCGTAGACGGCCTCGAACTGGGCGAGGCTGGTCACCCGGCTCACGTCGGTGGCCGGGCCGCGCTCCGCCAGGCCCACCACGAAATAGCTGGCGGAGGGCACGGGCAGGGGATATATCTGCCCGGCCGAGGCGGTGCGGGTAACGGACACGCCTACTGGCATCGGGGCCTCCCGTGCTGCATCGACACGGGCCGGATCATCGCAGAGCGCGAGGTGGCGACCGGTTGCGACGCGCCGGGCGCGCGCGTGCGGTAGCCGCGATCGGTCAGCTGGTGACTGTGACGATCCGCAGGTAGCCGGCGGCCACCGCCGCGTCGCCTACCGGATCCAGTTTGCCGCCGAAGGTGGCGAACTCAAGGTGCTCCCCGCCGCCGAGGGTGTTGCCGGACTCGTTGTAGACCACCCCGGAACGCCCAGAGTTGACCAGCAGCTTGCGGACGGTTTTCGTCTTGGACTCGGTCATGGTCATCCTTCGGTGGCGGGGCGATCCCAGGGCAGCAGGGTGACCAACAGGTCGACGCCATCGAAGCTGCCCCAGTCGTCGCGGGTGGTGATGGCCTCAGTGTCGTACTCGTGGTCGATTTCGTAGGTGAGCAACGCGGGAGCCCACACCCGCGTGTTGCCTCTCCCGATGCGGTGCGGCTCGCCGTACTCCTCTGAGATCGTCGAGGAGTTGATCAGGAACCCGGTGTCGCCCACCGCCGGGGGCACGGCCAGCGTCGGGTAGGAGAACAGCGAGTCGCGCACCGCCACCGCCAGCCGGTCGCGGCGGTCGATGGCTTCCGCCCACGACGGCGCCAGGGTCCACACGTACAGCCGCGCCGAATACCGGTAGCGGTTGACGCTGGACCCGCGGGCAGTGACCTCCACGGTGCGGGTGCGGGGCAGCAGGCGCGGGGTGATGACCTCCACCCAAGCGCCGTACTTGTCTTCGCCCTCGTTGGTGGTGCCCCGGTGATCCAAGGCGTTGTCCGGGGTCTCCCCGCTGGTGATCATGTCGGGGTCGGGGATCTGCCCGCGGTCCAACTGCCACAGCTGCGTCATCCGGTCGATCCGAAACGGCAGATCAGCGCGCAGCAGCCGGGCCACCGCATCGCGCACCGCCTTGACACCATGCTCGGGCTGGGTCTGGACGCTCATCGTGCGATCAGTCCCCAGTAGCGATCCACCTGCTCGCGGTCAGAACGCTTCTCCTGCTCGGGCAGCTGGTCGTACGGAGTGGCGATCTGCCGTTCCCAGCGCCGCACTAGTGCGGCCGGAATGAGCAGTGACCCGTCCGGCTGTCGAGTGCACACCGAATGCATGTACTGCTGCCAGTGCGCCCAGCGTTCGTGCTCAACGGCGGCCAGCTGCTCCCGTAGGTCATCCATGCTGGCCAGTCCACGGCAGCGCCAGCCCGTCACCCGCACTGCGGGGCACCACGTGCAGATGAAAATGGTTCACGGTTTGGGTGGCCGCCGCACCGATCGAGGTGATGATGTTCGCCTCGACCATGTTCCGCGCCAGGTTGGCCGCCTTCTGCATCGCCATCCCCGCCGTGAACGGATCAGCGGTGGCGTCGGTGATGTGCGACCGGGACACCACCAGCACGTGACCTTTGGCCACCGGATTCAGCGGCTCGAACGTCACCACATAGGAATCGGCGGTCAGCGGGTCGAACTGGCCTGCGACAATGCGCTCACAAAACGGGCAACTAGTCATGGGCGCCTTCCGGGGCGAGGTCGGCCACCGTGTTGGCCAGCCAGCGGGCGATGTTCACGGTGGCCATCACGGCGATGAAATCATCCAAACGGTCCACGCCGGGGCCGGGGTAGATCAGCCGGCCGATCGCCACCCACGGCATGTCGACCTCCACCCGCCGGTTGTTGACCGCCTCGATCGCGTAGGCGGCCAGCTGGGCGTTGTTGAACACGCCCAGGTAGGGGTCCGATTTAGTGGGCCGCTCCCCGAACTGCGCATACACGGTAAACCCGAGCGAGGTGCCGACCCGCACCTGCCTCATGTTGTCGAGCACCGTCGAATCGACCACGGCTTAGCGTTCCAGCTTGGTGTTGTGCCCACCGATATTCGGTACCCCGTCCACGATCCACGTCAACACGACTGACCCCGCGACCCCCTCGGCGGCGACCTGGCGGGCATTGACCAGCGGCCGGCGCGGCAGATGCGCCCGCGGTGCCCCCCGCTGATGGAACTTCGCGTAGGCCACATCGGTACCCACATCCAGCCGATCGTGGGTGACGTGCTCCACGCCCAGCGGACGGCGGGTCAACTCGTCGCGCATCTTCGTGCTGCGCACCAGCGGCTCGGACAGGAAGCCCTGCCGCCGCTTCTGGGCCAACGTGGTGGGCCGTAGCGGCTCCCACGGGGTGCGCCAGCGCCGGCCACGGGAGGTGAACTGCTCGATGTTGGTGCCCGCCCACCAGGTGATCAGTTCTTGCCAGGCGGGGGTCAGGTCGTGCGCCCGGGTGTGCATGGCCTGCAACGTTTCCCGCGCCTGGCGCAGCCCGCGAACCTCGACACCGATGCTCATGGGCGGCATCCGACCAGTCGGCGCCGGGCGCGCAGCATGGCCAGCTCCGCGTCCGTCCAATCTTCCTTGATCTCAGTGGGCTTCTCGGCGTCCAGGTTGCGCGCGACCACCGTGTCATCGTGACGGTTGAGCATCACTGCCGCCACTTTGTCGATGATCGCGCCGACGATGTCGGACGTGGCACCCCAACCCGCCAGATAGTGCACAGCCACCCGGGGGCGGCCGAACATCGGGGCGGTCAGCGAGAACGGTCGGCTGGTCGTCGCCCACGTCCCGGTGTCGTAGGTGGGGTCATACAGCCACACCCTGTCGCGCAGCTCGTACGGT